ATGCGCTTGTGAACGCTGTTCAGGATCTTCTGGGCCTGCTCGATCAGGGCCAGGGTCGTGCCCACCGGGGCGTCCTGCTTGCCCTCGCCGACCGGCATTTCGCTCGTAGAGCCCACCCGCTGGCCCTGCGCCACGATATCCTGCACCAGGCTCATCAGCGCCGGCATGCCCTGGGCGCTGTACGGCAGCGGCATCACAGCATCCTTGACCGACATGCCGTTGGTCTGAACCGGCAAGAACGAGCCCGGTGCCACGCGCCCCAGGTTGGTGTTCTGCCGACTGGCGCCCTGCGAGATGATGCCACCGGGAAAGTTGCTGAACATTCCCATGTCCAGAAGCTCACGCCAGGCCGCGGTCACCGCATTGGTCGAGTTGCCCAGGATGTGCAGCAGGCCGATGCCATAGAAGCCAAAACCGCGGACGAACTGGTAATCCACGAAGGTCTCGCGCTTCTCGGGCAGAGCGTCCTCTTCGTCCTCCTCCTTGGGTTGGTCGAAATCGCGAGTCATCGCCAGCATCTCGCGCGACGTCAGATCGATCGACACCCTGTAAGGCACCGTCAGGCCTGTCACCTTGCCGCCGAGCTTATGCTCAAAGCCCTTCACATCGAGCTCGCAGTAGCACTCGTAGATCTCGCGATCGCGGTCCTCGGGCAGCGGCGGGGTGGGCGAGATGCCCTCCTGATCCTTGATCTCCTGCTTGATGGCGTCGGTCGTGGCTTGATTGGGCGTACTGAGCGGTATGTCTCGGTAAACCTTCAGGATCTGCATGCGCCGGAAGGTCGAGGGGCGCATTGCGATACGATGGGTCACCCGGCTGGTATTGCCCATATCAGACGCCGTGTTGTTCACGATCAGATCCTCGGGTGCCACCATCTCGCTGACTGGGCGCCGGCGCAGGGGGCAGTTGAAGACCTTCTTGAACGTCGTCCCCCCGAAGCCCAGCCGCATGAACATGCGATCGCTGTCTGGGTAGAATTCGGTCGCCGTCGTGGTCAGGTAGTGGTTGAAGTCCCGCTCGAAGTCCTCGGCAAGCTGGTCCCGGGGCTCCATGGGGTTGGTGTCGTCATCCCTGATCTTGGCCGGTCCGTCGGTGGGCAGCATCTCGGCCCGGGCATTGGCCTGGAACCGCAGCACCGCCTCGAGCAGCATGGGATGTCGCACTCGGCTCATGCCCTCGCCCGAAGCCCCGTCCGCTGCATCCCCTGTATTGGGGATCTCGATCTTGAGGCCTAGGAGTTTCAGGCCATCGGCATTGGTCTCGATCCACTCCTGTCGGCTCTGGATGTCGCCGTCGATGCCGCGGAGCAGGTCCTCCACGATCTTGGAGCGCTCCATGGGGTCGATCTTCTCGGCCAGGTTATCGAACCAGCCGGGAGGGTTCTCGTCCTCGGCACCCTGGACAGGCCCACCGTCGAGGCTGATCGTGATCGAACCGTCGTCGTGCTCGATCTTGAGGATATTGCCCTTCTCGTCATAGACATTCTGGTCGGGGCCTGGGCTGTTGTCGTGCTCGACCCGCACGTCCACCGGCTCGTCAAAGCCAATGTTGGGCTCATCTCGGACAATGCGGAGGTTGTGACCTGGGACTAAGGGCATTCCCGCTCAAATCAAAGCACTGGCGGGTCCAGCTCCTCGCCAAACCGCCGTAGTCCCTCCATAGCAGCTAGGTTATCCGAAAACGCCACGATGGTATAGACCCGAAAGGCTGGTGGATGAGGCCAGTGGGGGGCAGTCCTCACCGTCACCCGCCAATAGGCCTCACCTCCGCCAACCAGTTTGGCAATCGGGCCGTCGACCGTGGCTGTGGCCGGGACCTTGTAGCGGCGGGGGATCATTTCTCTCCACGCTTCCATTCCGGCAATCTTAGGGAACCTCCCAGATACTTGATGGCAATACGGTCGAATGTCTTGCGCGTTAGCGCACCTTTGCCGAAGTCATCGCGCCACCAGGCGCCGAGACCACAACATTTCAGACTACGTTCCATGGCGGTGCGCAGGCGCCGACCGTAGCCACCGTGACTGCCATGGAATACCCCCCACTGCTGGCTAAGGGGATTCTCGGGGTGGCCTTCCCCAATACGAGAGAGCATGATGCTGCCAATCGCCTCCAGTTCCTTGAAGGCGGCCTCTTCTTCAGGCAATGGGCTGTTGGGGCGAGGAATCACGACCAGTCAACGTCGAGATAGCGATCAACGTCGAGATAGCGCGGTGCATCACGTAGATCATCCAGAAACGCCCGCTTTGGATCGCTCCAGGCATTGGCATTGCGTATCACCTGTCGAGGCACAAACTCAGACCAGTGCTTCATGTCCGCCGGTGCAGGCACCCAAGATTGGCTGCTCTCGTCCCATCGGTGCGGCTTGCCTGCGATCAGGATGGCAGCATCAAACTTGTCCGTCAGCGCCCACTCATCAGGCTCCCGCACGATGCCCAGCGCAGGCTGCAGCCGCCCCGTGATGCTGATGATCGCAGGCGCTGCCAGCATGCCGAGGAAGAAACGGCGGGTCGGTACGAGCAGTTTAGACATGGCATCCGCCTCGGGCCTTCTCGCGCGCTTTCCATCCGGCCTCGAAAACAGTCATGGCATCAACAGATGTCATGCGACCGTTATGGTAGACGATGCGAGAAATTGTCCTGCCCTCGCCTGAGCGCGACCATGCGTCAAACGCCAAAAGCATCTCATCGCTTTCTGTAGCTTTGGCTGGATTCGTTGTCATCCGTTCCCCCTCCTAGACAGGATACAGCGGCTTGAGCGCAGACTGGAACTGCATGGACTGCTCCAGATCCATCCTCATCTCCTCGCCGCGCTGCAGCAAGCCGAGGTCCCGCAGGTGCCTCAGAGCCGCGCTCGCAGTATCCACCAGATCGTCGTGCTGCGCATTGGGGAACGTCCCACACTCTGCGATCACAAGCTCTGACCATGGCCGCTCAGGCGCATAGATCATCTTCTCCTCGAACAGGTGCTGCACCGAGTACAGCCGCGCCATCTTGTCGGCCTCGCCGTTGCCGTTCTTCATCCTGTTCGGGTTGATGAGCTGCACGCTGAAGTCCTCGTGGGCGAACAGCCGCCTAATCTCCTGCGCCACACTGTGCCCGGCCGCCTTGTCCTCGATGATGAGCTTGTCGACCTTGAACTTGCGGCAGTCCGCCACGACACGCTGCACCAGCGGGTTCAGCTCGAGGTGATCCGTCCATGCGTTGACCAAGATCACCCGGTTGCTGGTTTCCGTGTAGACAATGCGCTCCGACCGCATGTCGCTGTGGACGTCCTGCACCTGCTGCCCAATGTCGGCCCGCACCAGATCGCCTGGAAACACGCCCCAGATGGTGAGGGCGCTGGGATCGTTGAACGTCTTGGAAGTGTACGCCGTGTCGAGGCTGGCCAGAATGAACGAGCAGGGCGGATAGGCTGCCTGACGCACGACGCCGCCATTGACGTCACGAGGCTCGCCACCCGGGGGCCACAACTGCCACCAGTCGCGCTTGATGATGCCGCCGCCCTGGGGTTCTGGCCGCTGCTGGAGCTGGCCGGCTGCCCGCCACATGCCCATCGATTCCTCGAGCCGCTTGACCTCGGGTTCACCAAAGCGATCGGGAAATAGGAGCTCACCCTCCTCCGTGCGCGGATCGGACCAGCCTATTGTCGTGACGAAGGATCGACCGGGCTCATGGCGCATGGGGAGACAGAGATGGGTCCACTCGTTGCGGTGGTCATTCTCGAGGATGTGGCCCGAAAGATCGCGCTCACCCAGCCGCTGTTGGACAACGATAATGGCCCCATGCTTTGGATTGTTGAGGCGGCTGGGCATCGCCCCGTTCCACCAGTCCTCGTTGGTGGATTCGATGACTGCGTCACTCAGCGCCTCCCTCGCGTTGTTCGGATCGTCTACGATGATCACGTCTCCGCCCTCGCCAGTGACGCCCGCCTCGACGCTGGTGATCAGGCTCTCCCCGCCCATCGTGTTCTTGAAACGGACCTTCTGGTCCTGATCGTCGCTGACCTCAACGCGGGCACCGAATAGCTTCTTGTACCAAGTGCTCTTGATCACCCGCCGACGCTTGACGCTGTCACGGATGGCCAGGGGATAGGCGTAGGAGGCATGGAGGAACGACACCCCAGGACCGCTGGTCAACGACCGCTTGCGCTGTGCCCAGACCCAAGGCGCGAAGGCCACCGAACACAGGCTAGACTTGAGCATGCGAGGCGGGATGTTGATCAGTAGACGCTTGATCTGCCCGTCACATACTGCCTCGAGGTGGTCCGTCAGAGCATCGATCACCCAGCCGTCCACGAACGGTGCCGGATCGATGAAGCGCCAGGCCTTGCGGAAGAAGTAGCCAAGGCTTTCCTCGCAGCGCACGGCCTCGATGCCGGCACGTATCAGTTCGGTCTCCTCAAGCGAGCGGCCGCGGTAGGTGAGGGCGTCAGGCATCATACCTCCCCGGCGCCCACAGATGCAGCTTGTGCATGCTCTCGATGTAGGCGGAAATACCCGACTCGATCTGCAGGTCGGTCATCTCCTCGTTGCCCGGCACAGAGCGCCAGACGTCTCCCAGCATGATGCGCAACGCCCTGATCTCCAAGGCAGCAGAGTACATGGCGCAGGATCGGCCACGGTGTCTGTCCTCGTTGGCAAGAGCCTCAAGGAGCTGGGTCAGGTCGAGCATGGTTGCCATGGTTCATGCTGGCACGGTCTGCTTGTGTGGACCAGTGACACGGACACATGTTGCTCCCTCGGACCGGCGCTTACATGCTTGTCTCTCTGCCTCATCAAGAGACCGGCCTTGCTCAACATATGGCAGTCCCATAGCGGCACCGGCAAATTCGATATGCCACACGTCCACTTCCTTGGTCGCGGGATTAGGCAGCGCGGATAGGCGGGCGTGGAGGGCGCGAACGGCTGCCCTCAAGCACTCGTTTGTGTTGCGGTTCCCCGCATCACGAAAAGCCTCCGCCATCGCATGAATAGCTATGTCGTCCGGCTCTCTCGGCAGGAGAGGCTCTGCGATCATGGCCTTCAGCATCGTGGGATGTCCCCGAGAGTAATGCGTCCAAAGTTCCATCTCGTCCAGCCACTCAAGCGCAGCCTTGCGGTCTTTCTCGGTCATGTGCCGTTCTCCAGAATGTCGGAGAGTTCATCTTTCTCTTGCGCTGCCTCGACACATCGTTGCTGCGTATAGATCGCTTCACGCAAGCGCCACCCCTTACAGTCCCATTGCTTGCCGTCGAGATGGTGATAGTGATGAAAGCCGCTCGAGGTACTAATGCTGCTCTGAGGCACACCGACTTTGCAGGCAGGGCAAGTTGCCCAGACGACCGCCTCAATCTGCTTAGGCGTCAGAGTCGCCAGCGGATATCGGGCAGCCTCTTCCTCAGTCATGGAATCACCTTCGGTGCTACAACGGCTTTCAAAGCATCTATGTCCGCATCAGCCTTTTCCCACGGCGTCATGTCGTCCGTGGAAGGAACGGCGAACTCCTGCTTCATCCCATACAAGTTGCTGGCAGCCTCATCGAGCACACGCAGCAGCACGTCCTTCGGCACCACGGCATAGCCAGCGGCGTCGAGGGCATGGAGGGCCAACTTTGCATAACGCTCCCACTTCCACCGCCTTTCCATGTTGAGCGTCTCACCGCCAACATAGTCAGGAGTATCAAACGCTTCAGGCTTCATGCCCTCCGCAATCACCTCAATCAGGTCGGTCATGCCTCATCCCCTGTCTGCGGAAGCCGGCGAAGTGTTTCGTCTGCATCGCCCTCCTCAAACTCTCCGCACCAATCATGCAGAGGATCTATGAATGGCCAGTCTACCCAATGGGAATCGTCCTTACGAGAATACCC